CAGCAACATCAAACTTAGAAGCAACAGCAGCAGCACTCAAGGTAATATCACCAGCAGCCAAAGTAAAGCCATCAGCAGATTTAGCAGCTGGAGGAGCTGATTGTTTGCTCATGAAAGGAGCCATGATAACAGGAACAGGTCCGAAAGGCCCCATGATATGAATCTTAGGACCAGCACCAAATGTTTGAACGCCTTGGTCAAGAAGATTTACCAAAAGTAAAGAATCATGACGACCAGCGCCGGTGCTTTCTTTAATCAATTTAGCATAAACTTTAGGATCACACATAATGAAATCAGCTTTACCGAAACGGTCAATACCAGCTAATTCACCGAGGACTGTGTGTAAAGTACCAGAAGACAAATCAGCACCAGCCAAATCAGATTGGTTAGCACTGAAAGCTTTACCACCGTTTGCTTCTGAATATGAAGAAGAAGTATCACGAGAAATTTGTTCCAAGAGACCATCAAAACCTTGACCATTGAGAGCTTCTTGACCGTGGAAAAGTTGATGTTCTACTTTACGGAGAAGAGACATGGTACCACGTTCAGTTTCTTCAGCAAGACCATTAGGATTGCTACCAAGAATACCAACTAAAGTACCAACATCAGAGATAGAGCGTCTTTCAGCCATGTATTTAATTTTAACAAATTTTCTTTCATATTGAGCATTGGTTGTACCGAATGATGAAGCTTCACCACCACCTTCAGAAATGAATGGGTCTAAATTTTGACCGTGTTCATTGATAACTGCATATTCGTGGTAGGTATTGGTTACAGAAACTTTAGGAATAAGGTTCCAAAGTACAATATCCTTCATAGCAAAAGATGCATTAGCTAAGGTTTGTTCGATAGATTGTGGGACGATTGGAGAAAGGGCTTCGCCACTAACTGCATTAGATTGATAACCGACAGCTGACTTCTTGATAGCATCGGCATTTTTACGAAGTTGGTCATTAAGAGCAACGAGTTGGTTGACATCAACCATTTGATTGGATTCAAACATGTTTGTTTTCCTTATTGTATTATTTAGATTTTGATGTTTTGGGGAATGATACCGCTCTCGAGTGAGCAGATGGCCTTGAATAATTCAGTTTGACGAGCACTGTTGGTAGTAGTGCGAAGTTCAGTAGATGCCTTTTGAATTAAATCTTCGAAGGTCATCTTCTTTTCTTCCTTAACTTCTACAACAGGTTCGACAACAGACACTACAGATTTACGCACAGGTTCATCTGCAATGATATCAACTGTCTTTTGAAGAGTTTCAATCTCTTCTTTTTGAGTTTGGGCTGATTTTGCAATATCTTGAACTTTAATATCCAATTCAGATTTAGCAGCATCAAGTTTCTCATTAATAGACTTTTCTACATTATTGATAATCTCATTGATTTGAATACCTTCAATTTTTGAAGATAACAGTTCGATTTTCTCAAGAAGTGCAGAAAGAGACTTCTCAATGGCATCGAATTTTTCATCATGGGATTTCACCAATGTATCAGCATTTTCGGCAATGATTTCAGCAGTCTTCTTTTCAGTATCTAACTGAGTTTGAATATCTGCAATCATTTTTTCGAGTTTGTCTTGTTCTAACATTGTGTCCTCTTTTTAAATGTTTTGACTTTAATTCTTTTTTATAATCTGTAATTATATGCAGGTTTTGTAATATTTTAATTTTTTGCAAATTATTTTTTGCATTTTTTCAAAAGTAATCAAATTTTGCAAATAATAAAATATTTTTTTATTCGTCGCCACGAATTTTTTGCATCATTTCAATAATCAATTGGCTGAAGATTGTTTTATATTCTTCAATTGAACGATTAGGATACATTCTAATAATTGTTGCAATAATTTGTTTTGCTTCCTCTTCGGTTACAATGCCATGCAATTCTTGTTCAATCTTTTCACCAATCGGTGTATTATGAATTAAAACAGGTTCTTCTTCAATGCTTTGACGAGTAATAGCCTCTAATTCATTATTTGCGATAATAGTTCTGTTTTGATATTTATCATCACCTTCATATTTACCTTTGGACATATACCCTGCAGCAATTTCATTTAATTCATTCAACTTTTGTTGCATTGACATCATTTGTTTTTGATTTTTTAAATAATGAGCTGCTGAATGCACATAATCACTGGCTAAGGTAATATGTTGTTGCACCCATTCAGGTAAATTATCTTCAGGTTTAATCATCATCAATAATTCGTCAGTATATTCCTTTAAAATCATTAGGTTTTGAAGTGTCATTTTACCATCAGTATCTTCTTCAATTTCAGATTTATCATCAAATGACATTTCTTCATTCATACTTTCATCTTCTAATAATTCATTGATTTCTTCGTTCACAGACATATCCTCTTTTTGTAATTGTGCGTAAAGTGATTTGCAAAGCTCAAGTGTAGCATCAGGATTAGCTGGAGAAGCAACTAATGATACATTTAATATTTTGGATTTAGTGATAATATTAGGATTGTTTTTATCCCTTTCAATCACTGCTCCTTCTACACTGAATCCTAAACCTCTGTCACAATCTGCAGCTTTCATGGCATTCATTGAAGTTATAATCTCTTGGACTTTTGGATTATCAGCAAATAAATATCCTTTCATAAAGGTAGCAGGAACTCCTTTATATTTCATGGATTTTAATTCTGTTGGGGCCCCTAACATATTTTCAGCACCTTGCTTGTGCTCATTATTGATATACCCTCTTTTCTTAAAATACGAAAAATCCATCCCGGACTGTCGCATAATCTCACCTTGGGCATCCTCGTTTTCGGTGGAGATAATACCTTCCACATAAATACGACCATTCTTTTTGTCTTCAGATTTAATGAAATTATCACCTAATTGATAATATTTGCTGAAGAATTGATTATTTTTCATTTTGTTTCCTCTTGATATGGCATGTTTAATGCGTCATTTAATGCTATTCCAATTTTAAGATATTTTTGTAGTTGAATCATGGCAGATCCTCCACATAACCAAAAATCCAATCGCTTTTCATCTTGTTGATATTGCAAACGATTAAAACAGAATTCAAAATCTGATAAATAGAGTTTTTCATTCTTTAATAATTTTTGAGCCTGTTTTGCTAATTTAGGAGTGTGATATTTGTTTTTGGTCTGTTTCAAGGCATATTTTAATGATTTAACAATTTCCTGTTTTATATTATATATGGGTTTGAGAATAGATTTTTGATTTTCTTCATGTTTTTCCCATAAATGTTGATCAACTTTTCGAGCACCTGATTTTTCATCAAATAAAAAGGCATATACTCTAGCCACGGCCCAACCTGTAGCGCTAGCTCCTGGACGATGACCTGACGTTGCAAAAGCCTTTAAACCTTTATCATAAACTTCTTCAATAATGTCTTTCGCAACACCACTGACTTTGGAAGCTGCTCTAATAAATTCTTCTTTACCAGGTCCTTTAATTTCATCTCTTACCTTTTGCGCTCCTTCAGTTTTTGTATATTTGGAAGGTTCTGTTTCGGCATCTTCATCACCAGGTAAATCCTCATACAATTCAGGAGCTTTTACACCTTCTTCTTGACGTCTTTCAATTTCAGCTTCACGTTCCCTTTTAGTTTTCTCATCTAATCCTGTAAAATATTGAGCTGGGTGTTTTTGTCCATCCCCATCAATATCTACTTTACGTTTTTCAATAAGTTGCGAAGCTTCTTCTCTGGATTTTTTTAATAGTTCTAAAAATGACATTATTCATTCTCCTCAGCATCTAATTCTTCCAATTTATCTTCAACATAGGCAATGACATCCTTAGCCCATTCAAAACCTGGAGTACCCCCCCAAATCGCATGAGCTGTGAAACCATTATCTGCCCATGGAAAATCTTTATTCTCAGGTTTTACTTTTTCATCACCTGCATGTCGACTGAAAAATGAAAACATTCTCTTTACTGTTTTGTAAGAGATAGGTTCCTGATTGGCTAATTGACGAGCTCTGGCCCAACCAACCTGTAATCCGCCTTTAACTTTATCACCGTGTTCCTCTTTAGCATCTAAGGCTTCCTGAGCAATTTGTGCAACTGATTTTGGAGCTACAAACATTCCTTTATTCTCATCAAAATCTTTATCGATTTTAGGTAAATCTAAAGACTTCCAAATAGTATTTTCTTCTACAATTGGTTGAATTGATTTTTGTGTTTCAGGTTCATTAGTTGTTAAATCAGGTATAATTGATAAATTTTTAACTTGGTCATATAAGGCATCCCCAAATTCTAATGGCTTTAAATCATCTAAAGCTCTAATTTCATTCAAGGTCATATATTTTAATTGACTATCCTTAATCATCATCTTTTCTTTAGTTGATAAAGTATCTAAACCTACCAATTTAATTTCAAAAGCAGGATTAATTTCATTGATAATCCATTTGTTTAACCAACCTTCAATACTTCTTACTAATGGTCTTAATCCTTTTTCACGTCCCATCAAAACTCTTTGCGCTGGGTCAGTACCAAAGACTGAGGAGGATTGACCTTCGGCACCAAAAATAAATCCAATTTCAGCTGGGTCAATTTGGAAAATAGCACAAACTACCTTCATTAAATAATTTACCCATTCGGTATATTCCATCTCGGCATTTGTTTTCCCCAAATTTACAGCTTCAATGTTTTCATTAGCTTCAGGGTCCAATTGGATAATAGGTGTTCTCTTTGCATTATTAACACCTGTCAACATCTGGTAAAATTCACGTCTAAAGGCACGGAAAATTTTAGCATTCATTTTGGATTTAATTGCCACCAAACCTGCAGCACTAATGCCATTGGTAAAGTTAGCTGCATTAAATGTTTCA